CTTCTTTTGGATGCTCTCAAATATCTTCTGAATGTTTCGCTCCATTTCTTTTCCTTACCTAAAAAAAAAAAAAATATTTTTTATATTATTTATATATAAATAATGCTAATTCCGTTACACGACGTAGTTAAAAAATATAATGTTTGTTTTAAAGGTATTTTACATGTTGGCGCACATTATTGTGAAGAATTAAATGATTATGAAGTCTATTTACCAAGAAATAAAATTTTATGGGTCGAAGCTTTACCCGATAAAGTTGAACAATGTAAACAAAAATATCCTGGAGTTCTTATAGAAAATGCAATAGTTTCTGATACTATAGAAACAGTTCGTTTTAATATTTCAAATAATGGAATGTCATCATCTATTTTAGAGTTTAATTTACATTCACACTTTCATCCTGAGATTCATTACATCGATCATTTTGATGGAGAAACAAAATTATTAAAGGATATTTTACCAAAATATGATATTGAATATAATTTTTTAACTTTTGATATTCAAGGAACAGAATTAAAAGCATTAAAGGGAATGGAAGAATATTTACCAAAAGTTGATTATGTATATACAGAAGTATATTCTGATTATCTTTACAAAGATTGTGCTATAATTGTGGAAATTGACGAATATTTACGTAAGTTCGGATTGCATCGCGTTGAAACCAAATGGTGGGGTGAATGTAAGTGGGGCGATGCATTTTATATTCGTAAATAAATGTGTAGATAGATATTATGATATCATTACTAACTATAAGTTAATTGGTATACCAATTAACTGAGAATACTACACCGATCCAAAGCTTTGGATCTAATATACAGTGTGCGCTTTTCAATATCTCCTTGCTAATTTTGTTAATTAGAAAAATAGAAAATTTAAATTTTTCTAAAGTGTAAATAGTATTCAATAATTTTATTACTTACTTATCTCAACCTCAATACAAGGTGCAACGTGCTTTCTTTAGAAATGTTGTAGTCGGATAGTGTTCTGCCATCTTCGCAAAATCTCTTACCTTTCGATAAGAGCCGGACTTTACCTTAAGCCCAATTGTTGTAGCACAACAATGAGCCGACAACCGTCAAGTCTCTGAACCTTGTCCATATTCTTTTTATGATGGATGAAAAAAGAACGTAGGACCTTGGCTGCTGATTGTCCATTTCGATATATTCTTTCCAATACATCTCATCTTTCCCTATTGTCACCTTACCCAAGTTTTCTCTTGGCCACCCTCCTCTTTCAAGAAGGGCTTGGTAATGGAAGCTTTAGGAGATTCCAGCAATTTGGTCGTCTCACCCATAGATTGGATTAGCCGCAGTGGATTATGGTGTAAAGGACCACTTACTGGTTTATGGTTCGATTATCCTTTTTTTCGAACCCCGACGACTTTTCAAGCCCGAAGATCAAGCTGTTTTCCTGCAAAAATAAGACGCTGCTGATCCTTTGCAGCATCCAGCCTCTTTCGAGGCCGGTCAGACTGTATCTTAAGCCGGCTCAGGTGGAGGAGACCGTCATCGCCGACCGACTCCCGTGCGGTCGTTGAGGGAGATCCATGTCTCTAACCTCCATAACGAGAGGTAGGATCTTTACCCGCGGATTGCCCATTTCAACAATAGGCCAGTTGGACTATCGCATCATCTCTTCTGACTCTTACCTTACCCAGGGCTGTTAGCTCGGCCACCGATCACGTTTCCATCATCGGCTTGGTGCAGAGGAGTTTTAGGGTGTTCCCGTCATTATAAGGAGTCTCGCCGGACATAAGTCCGACTAACGGCTAATAGTGTTTGGCACGCCGTTCTTACACCCGATCTTTTCAATTAGGTGGGATTCCCTCCTTGTCCTGAATCTTTTGTTTCACGTTCTCAATCGTGTCCGTTGGCTCGACATCAAGCGTGATTGTTTTTCCAGTAAGTGTCTTGACAAAAATCTGCATTTCTTTACTTGGTTATTATACTGCAGAAAATAAAATAATAAATAAAATTTTTTATTATTTTTTCCAATGTTTACAACACAATCGCACGGAATGTATGGTCTGATTGATGTTCTACGGAATGAGACCGGACTACAATTTCTTGATGATTCTCATCGCGCCGGAAAAGATAGCGGTGGGACATGAGAGGTAATGAATGGCAGTCTTCACAGAGATCATAATCGCGGCATTCTCGACATTTGTAGCGGATGCCGGTGAAATTCAGTTTGCCACAGCGATCACAGGCATAGGAGATATGTGGTCGCTGGATCATCTTGCGGAGCAGCATAGTCTTATTATGGTATCGGGAGAGCATATTGACAATCCGCCAATCCGTATAGATTTTGGATCCCTCGAGGAGGATGTCTTTCATGGACAGGAGACGGCAGTGCTGGATTGAATCCATGAGCATCTCCTCAAGACGCCGAAAGACACGGTCTCTATGATCCTGATAGAGACGCCGGACCTCTTCCAGATTGTTTCGGTCAAGGATCAGAACTACCGTAATCGTATCCACGGATGCAAGAGTGTCTATCGATACCTCTTCCATTGTTTTTTCCAGGATCAGGATCAAATTGTCTCGCATCCTACAACGTAGATTGTCCATGGTTGATCTGCCTTCCACGACAAGGCGTCGCTTGGAGGCAACATGGCGTTTAAGGAATAAAAGAGACTCGTCGGGATCGAATCGATCCGCCCATATAAGGATCTCGCCTCGCTGATTAGAACAACCCGAGAGCAATTCCATCATCGGAAGATCCTCTTGTTGCGTGTGGATTCGATGGATAGGGATGATTCCCTCTCCCTCTCGACTGTCGCAGATCCAAAAGATGAGATGAGGCTGCAAGGGGAAGTGCTTCTGACGAAAAGCACGGATCGTCTCGCCCGCCATGATGTTTCTCCGATGGCCCTTTGTGTCCATGTGAAAGAGGCCTCTGCCCTCATGCTTCTTCATCTCCGAGGTCTCCATGATCCGAAGACGGAATTGGACAATATGCACCAGGAGTTGGAGATGGAGGCGATTGTCCACCATAAATTCTCCAGACTCCATTTCTGATCGATCGATGAGATTGTGGACACCCCATGTATTATGCTCCAAGGTAAAGTGGTGACGGGATTTCCACGAACGATGCCGTCCCTTTGATTGTTTCAGGGAAAACGTAAAGGATAGCGTGATGTCGGGACGATCCGTCTCGAGATAGACAGAGAGACAATCCACGATGCCGTCGATGTTTTGATTGCCATGAGGATCGATAATCATCCTCACCCTTGTCATGGAGAATGAATCCGGAAGATACCGCCATTCGGTATAGATCCGTTGCTGCTGGTCTTCTTCATAAAGAATAGTGGTGTCGAATACCAGATGAGGATTCTTACGATTTCGATCACGGATCAGGGCTCTCCAATCGGAGCAGTAGCGACGAAGATAGACTGCATTTTCATACATAGATTGACCGGCCCGTTCCCAAGATTTGTCATGATCCACCGCATGAAAAAAAAAATGAGAGACCGAAGCCATGGAGGTGAGACTGGTTGCATCCAGGAACGAGGTCACTTCTTGTATCATATCCACGGAAAGATGATTCATAAAAAAAATCTTATTTATTGGATACCATCCAAAAACAGAGAATCATTTCTTATACAACAATATAAACCCTGTCGGAGAGTAACGATTTTTCTTTTTTTTCTTGCCGCCGCTGTTTCCAACATGAATTGATAATAATAAGCCCGGTTAATCCTGGACCCAAAATACCACTGAACACAATCAGAACAAGGAGAGAATTGTAATCATCGGTATGCGGATCTTGTCTCGGAAGCTCCACAAGACCAAAGATGAAAAGACCCCAGCATATAGTAATCCCAAGACCAGACATTTTTTTTACATCCTATAAAACCAGCTTAAAATCATTTTAGATAGAGGGAAAATAGGCGAGGTCTTTAGGAGAGGGTGGTGGAGGATCTTTGAAGACCGAGATGGAATAAATAGGAAGTCCGATGGTTACACTCATGACCGAGGCAAGTTTTATCCAATGTTTGTAATGACACATCTTTTTTTTTTAGACGAAAAAATATATTGACATAAAATATACAAGAGGATGAGTCTGATTCCAGGATCTGTCAATCAAATTTTATGTGCCATCAATAAGCTATGGCAAGCAGTCTTTGTGAATGGATTCCAATGTGTGTCCAATGCGGCCCAGATCATTATTGGCACGGATGCTCTTACTCTTACCGCGGATTCAATCTCGTGCGATACCGATCTGACCATCACGGCACCATTGACAACATTCCCAAAGTCAATCTCGACCGTGGATCAGTATTGGTCCGGCCTGATCTATGCGAGGGATAAGATCAATGTCCTGATCAATCCAGGCACACGAGAGTGTGCGTTTGGAAATATTAATTGTAACGATATTTCGAATGCTAACACCAATCTGGCGGTGACCGCGACGAACGGTGTCGTCTCGAGGATCCAGAATTGCACCAGCAATATCAATAATATCAAATGCACAACAAGCACCAAAACGGTAAATTGTAATACCGATCGATCTTATATCGTGAATACCCAAAATAGCTTTCATTCCGTCACCTGCACCGGAACGGCGACAAAGACCGTCATTGCTCCCGCATACACTCAGAATGTGACCGCCACCACTGCCTATACCATGAAAAGGACTGTCCCCTCAACCTTTTCTGATACCCTGGTAATCGCTGGACAGACCTACAAGCTGGTCCCCATCATGCTCAATGGTGGTTCAGTATCGGCGTATGTGTATGTCCTCCAAACTCCTCCTGGCTAATCTTCCATGTCTTCTACCTACCATTGCGTCGACACCATCTTCATCGAATCGAGACAAATAAAAATATTTTTTTTTATTTTACTGTTTGTCGATTTTATCCAAAGATGTTTCAGGCAAAGCCGGCTAATTGATTGAATTCATTCGCCTTGGAAAGATGCTGGAGGAATTGGGCCTTGCGGGAATAATTGGCGCGGTAGGCAGGGGGTGCATACTGCAGATCATAGGGATAGAAAGCGCACATGGGAGGCGGCGGCCCGCAGACTGTTGTTTCTTCATAGAGATTCGAGGTCGTGGCGGGAAAGGTGGTGGGGATCGGGCGATTGCCGTTGCCATTGTCTCCCTGATAGATGTCCGCACGGAAGCCATAGGCATCGGTGGTGGTAGTCTCCATGTATTGAGGGCGGAGCGTGTTCTCCACATCCACACGATCAAGGGGGGTATTACATCCCTCCACCTTGGTGTAAAAGGAATCTTCGGTAACGGGACGACCGGTCAGATCCCGACCGCTCCACACGGGACACATCATATTGTCTGGATTCTCGAATCGATCGGACTGAAGACGCTCGGTCCAGCTGGTATCGACCTTGCAATCCTTAATGGATCGACGAAGACTGATCATTTATTTATTCGTAACGATTTATTTTTTGTTGCAACAAAAAATAATATAGAGGATGAATAATTTAGCGCTTGCGCATACGGTCGCTGGCCACGGCCGCCTCCTGCTTGAGGGCGAGGTCGTAGGGGTAGGTCTCGCAACGGGGGTAGATCTCGGAGCCGTTAGGGGTCGAACCGAAATTTCCGGTAATGGTGGGGAGTTGGTCCAGACCCGATGTGCGGATACCGGACTCATAGCAGAACATGTTGTTGGCATCCTTGCAGGACTCGGTGTTGGGATCATAGATGTCGGAACGGAAGCCGTAAGCGTCCAGGTTCACATACTCCATGTATTGAGGACGAAGAGCGTTCTCTACATCGACACGGTCGAGGGGGGTGTTGCAACCCTCCACCTTGGTGTAGAAGGAATCGGCGCACACCGGCCTGCCGGACAGATCGCGACCATTCCACACGGGGCAGATCATGAGATCGGGGTTCTCGAATCGGTCGGACTGGATCTTGTCGGCCCACCCGACGTCAACCTTACATGTGCGAAGCGCACCCTGAAGACTGATGGACATTTTACTTCTTTCTTTCACAGTGGAAAATTTTTTTTTTTATTTTTTTTTTAACTCGAAAACATTACACAAAAAATAAGAGACGTTGAGGGTGTTGTAAGTTCTTGAGAAGAGAGGCCAGGGCGTAAGTGGCACGAGACACCACCGGATCCTGCAAACTGGGGCGATTCAATTCCTTCTTAAGAAGGGGTGCCATCGCGCGATACTCCGGATGCAGGACAGCGATCTGGTGTCGCATCACCTCGATTTTCTTCTTGCCCATCCTCTTCTTGAAGAAATTCGTCTCACGCAGGTCCTCGGGAAGGTTCTTCCACCGGTCCGTGCCGTCGTGTGTCACCTCCTCGATCATCTCAAACGCCGGATCGGACCAGGGTGCGATATCGGTCCGTCCGCTCAAAATCTGGACCACCGCATACATGTCCTCGGAGCGGATCTCCGACTCGGGGTTCTGGCTAAAGAGGCAGCCGAGCACGCGGGTGAGGACGGCGACGGCCGTTTTGGGAACGTCCGAGACGACCTCCTCCTTTCTTGCGGCGGCAAAGAGCGACGAGGGCACAAAGGCCTCTTGCTGAAAAAGATGGGTGTAGGCCGACAACCGTTTCCATAAGAGCGCAATCTCCTCCACACCCACCACCACCGAAAAGGATCGGATCAGACCATCAAAGCCGGCGGGCATCGGCATCGCCGACTCGGGAAGAAGGAGCAGCTTGTGGTAAAAGCATCGGAAAAAAGTCTCGAGGAAACGGACATCGAGCTTCTTGGCGACAATATCGTTGCGGAAGATCTTGAGAGCGCGTAAAAAGTCCGAGAGGAACGAATAGAGAAAGATGCAGCGCTCGAATCGCGTCGAAGATTCCGGCACGATGGACACCACAAATCCCATGACCGACTCCTGGACCGGATCCAGTCGGTCCGCCATGAGAACGCGCCATGCCCTCGCGGTATCCACATCCCCCCGGTCCTCAAACTCGGGCATCGATCCCGTCGTCTTCAGAAAGAGGATCATCTCCTTCACCTGTGTATAGAGATCCAGTTTGACCTCTAATGCCGTCAGAAGCATCTTGTGACGCCGGACCTCGATCAGCATCACCAGCGTCTCCTGGAGATCCTTGGAAGACGAGAGCTGTGCAAACGCCTCGTTCGCTGACAATTCCCCGTAAACCTGGAAAAGCCTGAAATAGATGTATTGGAAAACGTCCTCAAACATCCGCCCCTGGATGCGAAAGGTGGTGCGAGATAGCGGATCCAGGTCGCGATCCTCACGCCACTCGACATGCGCTTCTTTCATGGTCGGGATGAACCTCGAGGCCTCCTCGATCTGCGGCACGGTCTTACGATGTGTCTCCATGATCCGGATCTGATCGGCGAGCGATATCTCTTCCCCCGTGGAAGGATCGAAGCGTCCGGCATGAAAGAGATGAAAGAGGCGGTCGGTGATGGACACATACTCGTCGGCCGAGAATTGAGCCCTCTCACGGAGAAAGGCGTTGGTCACGTCGGTCTTGGGCACCTCGGGATACTTGGTCTCGATGACGCGTCGAAGAAAGGCCTGGAAGAGGATGCTCCTGATTTTCTCGCCGATGTGGGCATTCAGGTCCGGAAGGAATTGTTTCCGCACAAAGCCCACGAGGTTACCCGGGTAGCGAAGCTCATTCTCGATGATGGTATAATGAGGGATCGTCTTGGCCTTGAATCGATCCCAGAACTCGACGTAAATCTCGCGTCGCAGCGATGGCGAGAGGGGAAGCTTCCCGAGGCCAAAGAGCTCCGGGCAAATCCCATTGCGGAGGATGATCTCGTCCATCGATCGGCCCTCATACCTCACAATATCAAACCCATTCTGAATTTCCTTCACCAGGTAATCAGCAATCTTGGACACCTTGTAGGCCACAATGGGATTGACCGTCTCATACCAGTGCAATCCACGTGTGGACGGGGGCACATACTCCACACTGTAGAGGACCGGCTCCCTCTTCTTCTTTTCTTCTTCACCAAACACCGCCGCCTCCTCCAGAAACGTATCGGGATCGATCTCTGCCGTAAACACCTCGTCGTAAAAACGGGGCAACGGCTCGTCCTCCTCCTCGCTGTCCTCTTCTTCCTCCGCCGCTACACCGGTCTTTCCGACGGTCATAAAATCCACCACATTCACCGGCACCACTTCTTCTTCCACTTCCTCACGGATCTCCCCGGGGACATACAGAGGCTTCGGTTCCGATGGTGCTGGTGCAGAGGAGGATGGTGGTGGTCGACGTGAAGAGGAGGATACATCCTCCTCCCGGTGCAAAAGGTAATCAAGCACCATGGTAGACTTGCATACCTCCTTGAGCCTCCTCTTCACCTTCTGAAGCGATTGACCAAGAATGTTGTAACCCATCCCCGCCTTGTCCAGACCAATAATCCTCTTCATGGGAACATTCTCCTGATCTCCAATCACATAATCGAAATAGGTGTGCTTGGCCAGCGCCTCACGAAAACGCGCACCGATCGTCTTTTTTCCATCGGGTGCGTGCGACGAAAATTTCTTCTCCAGATACTCCTCACACGCCCCTCTCACAATGCTCAGATACTGGGCCTCGTCCAATCGATTAAAGACGAGCGTCGCCTCGAAGAGGCCAGGATGAGAAAGAAGAACGGCACGATCCTCAGACGTTTTCAGTAACATCGCCATCATGTAATGGCTCACGCTCGGATAGTAGATTTTATCCACCTTGATGGGCAGCGTAGAATTGCATAGGATACCAAATGGCCTTGAATGCGGTCCTGGAATAATTGTCTTGGTGGTCATTTATCTGTTGTAAAAAAAAAATCCAACAAGTTTATATTAATATTTTTTTCTTATATTTTCTTGTCTTTTTTCCTTTCCAAAATCATTTTCACAATCGATCTAAGAATTCAGAAGAGAGGCAATAAAAAATGAGCGGCATCCTATTTCTTGGAAATGACGACTTTTGTGTAAGGGCCGGAGAGAAGGGCAATATGCTGTGCATGACGGGCTGGAAGGGCCTGACACTGGTCATGTTCTACAGCAAGGAGTGCACATTTTGCGGCACACTGATTACGAAATTCAAGCAGCTCCCAACGATTGTAAACGGCTGCAAGTTTGGCATGGTGTGCGTGAATCGTAATATGGATGTGGTGGAAAAATCCAAGAACACCATCTCCCCCATCGAATACGTCCCCGATGTGATTCTTTTTGTGGACGGTGTGCCCTACATCCGCTACGATGGGCCACACGAGATTGACAGCATCCGCAACTTTATCTTTAACGTCTACGAGCGTCTCCAGAAGACATGTTTCAGTGATAACCAACAACCACCTACCATGCCTTCCCAACCGCCTCCCTCGCACCCGCCTGCACAACGGCCTCCTCCTCCGCCCACTCATGATGACATACGCATGATCCACCAACAGCAGGCGCAACAAAACAATCAACAGCACAATATCCGCCAGGTCGCCAATGGCATCCCTGAATACACGGTCGGCATCCCCGTCTCGGGCAAGAAGAACGACCTCATGCGGTGCTACCTCGAGTTCAATACCGCCTATAAGGGCAAGGACGGTGGTAACGGACCACCACTTCGTGTGTAATGTAAAAAACTCGGAATTGTGACCAAAACTGATTTTCTCGGAACATTTCACGTGTATTGATTGGAACTATGACACTAACACAAACACAAAACAAAATTTTCACGTTTTTGTTTTTTTTTATTACAGATTCACCTACATGGATATCCTGGAGATGCAGCGACGACTGCGTCAGAGAGTGGGCAATAATCCAGAGATCAGGACGGAAATGATTGAGGACGACAAGGATGGTATCGCGTGGGTGGCAACGGTTCGCGGGGAGGGGCGCTGGCTGACCTCGTGCATCCGCCTGGATCCCGAGGACGAAGAATGGTTCCCTCGTCCGATTCCATCCTCCTCTCTGACACCAACAGCAGATATTCATGAGCAGATCAAGACATGGATCCATGGTAACTATCCAGCGACCAAGGCATGGGAGCCCGTGGGTCAGACAGTCCTCTTTGGTAAGGTGCAGGCAGGCAAGACGGCCAATATCCTCGCCATGATCTGGCTCGGAATCCACGACCTGAAGAAGAGATGCGTCTTGCTCCTGGCGAATATGACCGGATCCTACAACCAGGTCCTTGGTAGGGACGCCATGGCATTCAATGACCATCTCCTCGAGGAATTCGGCGAGGCTGCCCGACCTTTTATGCTGCGTGTGCACGGCGGTCGCTACAAGACCCGTAGCGCCATCGATCCGCTCGCCTTTTTCGTGGTGATGGGGAATCCGGCACAACTCCGTCGTCTCCTAGAAGAGACTCTGGACGAGACCGAGGAGGTGCTGCTCTTTTCCGACGAGGCCGATGTGCACATCAAGGGCACGACGGAAGAAAGGGACGATACGCAGACAGGCCCTCTCTATCGCCGTCTCGAGCAACGAAGCCTCGGAGTGATGAATGTGACGGCCACACCCTTTAGTCTCTGGAATCGCGTTGAGGCCCGTCAGAAGACGCTCCAGATCCCCGATCCCCCCGAATACCGCGGCACAAAAGAGATGGACTGGTGCCTCGTCTCTTCTCAGGATGCACTGGGAGTCAGAAATGGAAATGTGGGGATCGCCAAGCGTCTCCTCGAGGACATGATCCAGGTCCAGAAGCCTCGTGTTGTGGCCGCGGGTCGGGGATACATGACAATCCTTCTGAACGGACCATCGAGCATCGGAAGGCAGGATGCGCTGGCTCGCGCCATCGCCTCGACCACGACGCATCGTGTTTTTTCGATGAATTCGGGAGGATCCTCCCTGATCAAGGAGGCCAGGCGGAATCACATGGTGCCCACAGGAAGGCATTGCATTGCGACGCTCTACGACGAGTTTGAGCTCGAGGCGCTCCGCAATCCCCACCATTTCCAGGTCTATGTGATCGTGGCCTGCCAGACGGCCAGTCGCGCCATTAGTTTCCGTCCCACCTCCAAACAAATCGGGACGGGCGGACTGAATGGGATGATCTTTCTGCCGAGCGCCACCTCCCACATGGCCCAGAAGATCCAATTCATGCGCCCCTTTGGCAAGTATACCCCCGATTATCCCACTATCCGCATCGCCACCACCGAGGAGACCGTGAGGAGCCTGAGGGACGAGATCGAGATCAATCTGCCTGTTCTCGCTACCGCGACGCGCGAGATGGGTATCTCACGGACACAGATTGAAGGCAGTCCCGTGCTCCGCGTCGGCCACCACGATCGCAAGGCCGTGGATGATACATGCCTTGTGAATTCCTGCTCGGTGATGAGCCGCGATTTTCCCTCACAGGAGGCGCTTCTCACCTTTCTCGGGAATAAATTCCAGATCAGGATCATGACAGAAGGCCATAGGGACATTCCCATGCCCGACATGGTCTACACCACCGATGGCGCCATGCGAAAGAAGATCCGAGAGAATGTCCAGGCGGGCCTTCCCGAGGCCTTCCGCAAGGAGAAGCTGCAATTCTGCTGGAACGACTCGAGGTATCAGACGCATCACAGCATCAAGAAGGGCAACGGTCACGAGTATCGCTCGCGATGCATCGCGGGACATGGTGGCTTTGACGCGCCTCACGATCGTATCCGGATTGTTTTCTGGAAAGCCGAGTATTGCTGCGAGGACGCCACCAGCCTGGAGGACGCCGACACCGCCTACCTCTTTGAGACCACAAGGGGAGGATGGCGATACTATAATTCCAAGGAACAGAGAAAGATTGGAATCCTTTCTCATTAATTTTTTCGGTGTATTTTGGAGACCCATTGTTTAGAAAATTGTAACATGGGAAATAAATCATCTTTTAAGGTGCGCCCTCGCTCTTTAAGAATATTGGCACAAAAATCCTTTAATTCATCCAGCGATTGTTTGTCGCACGGAGACTCTATCTGGATCTTGTTTTCTCGTTCAAGCAGCATCCCTAACCAAATAAGAATTGGAAACACAACAAACATGAGAGCGTGGCGTTGAAGCTTTACTTTTTCTTCCTCTGGTGGTATACACGATTCACGGATCATCTTGCATTGCTTGCTGTCCGACGCGACGACATGCTTGTGCACAAGGGGGCTCTTTAAGATGTTTTTGGAATTTTCAAAGAAATACTTTTGGAAATAGCCGGGTGGACCGATCTTGGGCCACGCCTTGTCAAAATATTGTGCGGGAAGCACATCAATTCGTGGTGTAAGCACTAACGGCATCCGCTTACATTCGATCCAGGGCATCGGATAGAAATGAACATCGATCAATCGGAGACGCTGACCATCCCACACCATGTTCTCAATCTTTACATCCGTCATAAACATCTCCAAACGATGAATGACAATCAGTGCATCCAGAAAGATGTATAGGATCGAGATCCACATATGGACAATCTCATGGACAGTGAAACGAACCATGGGATCCGCGTTCAAGATAAACACTTCCTTTCCACCATATTCCTGAACCTCAATCATAAAGAATTCATTCTCGGGCCTTTCTGTCGTATCCTTGATGAACGGATTCTGATCGAACCAAGCATGATCCACCTTGCCGATCGCAATGGGTAGTAGAATGGATTGATGAGCAAGCGCATTATGGATCTCTCGCAATTCTTTGTCTTGGTTGTTATTGTTATTGCACGAGATTTTACGTTTGTGGACCTTGAGAATGAATCGATCCGTGATGGGTGATTTATCCGTCAAGATTCGGACATCGGAGGCGGAGGCAAGGATGGATTGGATCATGGGCAAGCTGAAAATACCGTAGACATCGGCTTCCTGACCCTCCCCTAGGCGCGTGATCCGCTTCTGTTTCTGCTGCTTTTTAGATTTAGTCTGCGTTTGTTGTTGTGAACCACCAATAATGGTCTGACGGGGAGTCTCAATCATTTTTTTTATTAAATAAATTATTATTTACTTTTTTCATAACATCATCTCTGCAATAATATCTTTCAAGTCCTTCTTGGAATCATAATCATACGCACAAGAAGACGAAATAAAATCTCCGGATAGATCTATTTTGATGGCACGACCACAGAAATAATCAATATAAGAACATACCGCATTCTTGGCCTCCTCGACATCGAATTCTGGTGGTGCATGTCCAGACAGACTGTAAAATGACGCCACTCTCTGATGGGTCCACATCTTATGAAGAAGTGTGACCTTGCATAAACCTTTGATGGAAATCTTTTCTTGACTCATTTTTTTTTTTGTTATTGTTATTATTGATGATGGAATTTCATTTTTTTCCGGCATACCAGCTCATCTGGACCTGTTTTTTCTGGAAATTACAGGCCTCGTAAAAAGACGCATTGGTATCGGAGCAGTCCAGGATGATCTTGTAGCACTCCTCGTTTTCCGCCACCTCCATGGCCTTTTGGATCAATTTGCGTCCGATTCCTTGTTTTTGATAGTCCGGGTGAACAATCACGTCCTCCACATGCAACACACTGGATCCGCCATGGATCAGCTTGCGTTCCACGATCAAAGTAATGGTGGCGATGATCCTGCCTTGACGCTCCATCACCCATATCTGATGATGAGTTCCAAGGTTCCGGACAATGTCCTCAAAGACCTCTCTCTCCAAGACCTTGTCCTCCTCCGCACCGGTCAGCACGGAGAGAAGCTCGGTATAATAACAATCGTAATCTTCTAATTCAATCGGTCGCATGTCTTTCTTTTTTGATTGGAGAAAATAAACATTTATACGTTTTTTCTGTCTGAAACCACTTGCTGAAAATTCAAATCTTGTAGGATGTGAATAAGATTGAGATAATAAAATTTTTATTATGATTACTTGGAGATGGAACTGAAATCGAGATCGAGGGCGTTCCAGTCGAGCTGGTGAATCATCTGGATGGCGACCCACTCGCCGATGGCAAAGCCTCCAAGATTACTATTGGACCAATGGATTCCACCGGTGATGCGTGAATAGCCGATTTCTCGGGCGAGCTCAGTCCAGGTATTCCATTTCAATTCGATCATACCAGTGGGTAGATTAGGATCAAGGACGCTGCAATGGGGCTGAAGGCAGAGATTGGAGAGCATGGTAGGCTGCTTATTGGGATCAAAATTATCGGCAATGGCCTGGAAATACGACATGTCCACCATGGCACCTATAGGGATGGTGTCGGAATGGAGGATCATCTGGAAGAAGACAGCAACCGCCATGCTAAACGTCGAATGTCCAGAGACGTAATCAGGGAAAGGGGGTGTATAGATGTTGGATTTCTGGTAAGGGATCCAATCACCACCATCCACCACTTTATTGGTGATGGGATCGACGACGGGTTTACCCAGGTAATCACGACGAATGCCCTGGATAGGACGAGGCTGGAGATACTTGTATTTCACACCCCATGCACAGATGCCCGCATGAAATAAGGAAAAGGTCATTCCTCCGAGCAGTGCGACCGATTCCTTAAGAGGCAGCGAATTGCTGGCAAGGACGAGTGCGAGAAAGATCATCAATTTGCTGGGTGGCGAGGCAAGGCCGTAAGTGGTTCCCGCCCAGATCTCGGCCTTGAGCTTCTGATCCTCTGTGAGATTCGGTTGAAGATCAACCATGGCTTGCTCCTGGGTCTTGTAGAGCGACTCGGAGGGGTAATTGGCCTCAGCAATCTCATACATGGCCGTCATCTGATCATCGGACAACCAATTCTTGATCTTGACAAAATAGGGCTGGAGTGGCTTCTGTGCCTTGTGTGTGCCATCGGGATAATGGGTATCCAGAGGCGCCCATGTGCCCGGAGAAGGAAGCACCTGGTTAAGATTCTGTGTGGATCCATTATGAACCTGGATGTAAGAGCCCTTATTAGGGAAAGGAAAGGGCTCTGTGGTATAATAGCCATCCTTCCTGCGACCATCCAGATAGGCCTTGACAGCGGGAGCGAATTGTGATTGGACATAGGCATAGGTGCGCGCGGTGGAAGGAACGACAATGGGGGGAAGAGAAGGCAGTTCTGTCTCGGCGAGATATTGATAACAAACAGCAAGTAATTGAAGGAAAAAATCAAAACATTCGCTTTCCGTAGCCTGTGGATTCATCTGGATACGAGGCGCATCAAATCCATCCACAAAAGGAAAGGATGGATACATCACAGCATAACTATTCCAATAAAGACATCCCATCAGAAAATACCATCGGGCACATCCAGGAGGATTTGTGCCGAGGGTCGTCTCGACGGTCTTGTAAAATTGCATAATGAGCAAATGGATCTGATATCCAGGACTCTGATCCGCCGAATTCGGCACAAAAGTCATGGGCATTGTTTAGTGTCTCTCTTATTAAAGAATAAAAAAATATTTCCTTTATTTATTCATTCATTCCATCGGATTACTACACGAAATTACAATGACGAGGAAAGGGCCCTTTCCTGGAGGGAATCGAAACGAGAGGTCCTGATCTCCGAGAGACGAAATCCGGTCGCGATTGGCATGGCGACCGCTGTGGCGACTGGCACCTCCGGAATCTCGTGGTGGAGGGTAAAGATGATCTCCTTGATGCCCTTGAAATAGATGGCGCCGATCGTAGTGGCCTTGTCATTGTGGCGATGCTCGATCGGTGTGGTCCATGAAGGCGAAGACAATCGCATATGAGACCGATCCATGGAGACCGTCCCAAGGACCACTGGACCGTCCGTGCCATCAAGAAAGGCGGGTCGCGGACGGAGATTGGAGGGCGCGCCAAGTCCCGTGCCAAGACCGCCACGGAGGGTGATGCCCATCTGGCCCTTGAAAGCGTCGGTCCGAATCGGACGATGCGTATGCGAGCGCACCAGAACACCGGGCCCATACTTATTCACCTGGCTATCCCGGAGCGGCTGCCCGGTAAAAGTAAGATGGAGCGTGCCGGTAGAGGGGATGTCAAAGAAGATGGGGATGTAGTCGTTGACCTGGTCGACGTAAAGCCGATAGACACCCTCCTCTTCCTCCTCTATCTCACCCCGCAAGGCGTGGATGCCGTGCGGAATCGTCGTCCTGGCAACAAGGCGGCTTCCATCCGCAAAGTCGATCGTCTCCAAAGGATAGAAACGAGACGAAGATTCGATTGCGGCAAGGATCATGGACGCATGCTCCTCGAGACCGGGGAACATCTCGTGCAAGAGAGTCCCAACGATGGCCGTGTTGGAAAAGGAGGAGAGGTCCATCACCCGGAAGGCCTTGTCCAGAGCGGCATCATCACGCATGTCGTCGCGGATCAGATAGGTCTTGAAGAGGAGGACCAGTGGCACGAGCATGTTGCTCCTGATCTCTGGACTGCGCTTCCGCGCCCGATGGATCGCCAATTCCAAGGAGCGAAAGGTCTTGGCCTGTGTCTTGGTGCATCCCAGCACAATCTCGGCCAGATACTCGATCAGCACATCTTCCATCTGTCCCGAGGCCTCCATCGCCGCCCGCACCGGACCGAACCATCGACCATCCCTATGACGGATATCGATGTCCACGAGGCGATGGATAAACCCGAGCAGGCGGAAGAAGGCCGTGCGGTAGGTCGCCTGATCCTCGTTATTGGAGGAGAGGAGGAGCATAAAGAGGCTCTTGGCCATGCGCAGCAGGCCGATCCCCACCACACCGTCGTGGAACTTGACCGACGCATCTTCTGCCGGCATGATGTGATTCAGGAAGCCGTCCATGGCAATAGGATCGGCACCGGTCTTCCAGCGAGCGTCCAACAGGATGATTTTGCTCCGATTCTGCACCAATTGTGTGATGGACTCCTCGAGCGACGGTGATCGCGTCGAACACTGGCGGATGTTGATCATCTTGTCGCCGACGATGTCGTAGCGGAGATAGGTGGCCTCCTCGGGCTCGCATTCGAGATAAAAGTCGCGCAGCGAGACGGTGTTGAAAGACCGCGACTTACCGTGATGCGTGGTCGCAAAGGAGGCGGGCGCGAAGCTCATGTTGTTGTTTTGATTGGGTATCTGTGATTGAGACATTGAGAGATTTTAGTCAGAGAAATTCTATATTTATCTCTCTAGCGTTTTTGACGATGAAAATCAGTTTTCCTCTCGATGAGGATGATTTAATAAGATGCGATAAAAAGAGGAAATATGGTCAAGATCATTCGGGATTTTGTGCTCGCGGGCACGGATCACGACATTTTTGAGATACTCAAGGCGAAGCTTCCCGACTATTTGAATCAAGACGGAGATGAATATACGATCATGGAGGAGATTGAGGAGAAGGGGCGGCTTTATCGGAAGGCGCGTCTGGTCCGTATGTCCAATCTGGATGTGATCCCCTCTCTGATCAAGGAGAGATTACCAGAGGAATTCATCGAGACCGCGACGCGATTGATCGAGGAAAACATCTTTTACGAAAAAGAGAAAAAGATTCAGTATAATCTCAGGTGCGACTACGAGGACGTCTATAATCTTTCGGGCAATGTCCGCTTCATCCCTCTAGCCGAAGGGACCTGCAAGGTGATGGTGACCGTCTATATGGAGCTGCAGAACCTTGAAAAATATATACCCAATACCACGGCACGCGATCTTCTCATTCCGATCCTCGAGAGCCGTATCCCGGACTTATACATTGAGAAACAAAAATCCGTCTATACCATGATCTGCTCCCAAGAACAAAAATAATTCCATTCATTTTATTTCAGAATAAAATGATCCAAAAAATTATTCCTGTTCCCATCCTCCTAGATCAATCTGTGGACTTTGTTTTGGCTTCTGTGGTGGAGAGGTATTCTTGGAACGGATGATAATCATCCCACTCTGGCGAGGATCCATCACTACCTGTCGTTGTTTCTGTTGCTGCTGCTGCGGAAGCCATCCTCCCAAATTGATCTGCATCTGCTGTATTAAAGCCTCTTTGATTTTTTGCTTTAATTGCTGTTTTGGTTTGGGTTCTTGTTTCTGCTGCTTGACCGCGCCCGGAGGCAGGAGCATCTTCTTCTTCTTTTGCTGCACCACGACCACCTCTTTACTGGGCGATTTTTGCTGGTCGAAACGGATGCACGGATGCGCGAGTTTGAGGTTCATGATCTCGGTCTCAAGATTCAAGGTTAATGTATCCATCTCCAAAAGACTCTTGGATTTTTGTTCCAAGAGGGGGTAGATCTGGGAGGCCAATAAGCGGTAGAGATGAGCCCAGAATTGGTCCAGGATCTTTTTATGGTTCACTAATTCCAATGTCCTCTGGATATGCGCTTCTCTCACGGATGTCTTCCATGCGGAGATGCACTGACCCTCCTTTAAAGGGCACGGTGAGAAGGAATGCTCTGCTTCTAGTTTGGGGAAGCATCCAAGCAATGTCTTGACCTTGCCCTGTGGAAAAGCGACCGTCACGGCGACTGGTGCCTTCTTCCTTCCCGCCAACACCGACTGAATCGAGGCAAGATGTGCCGCCAGATCCTCGGCCTCTTTTTTTTTGCTCTCCAACAAAGCCTCCAATTGTTGATCCTGATTCACAACCTGATCATACCAGGGTCGTATCGAGTCTGCAAATTCCTGATTCTTGGTTTCCATCTCCTCGATCTCCTTCTTCATGAATTCGATACGATCCATCCATTTCACTCTGACCATTTCCTGCTGTATCCACTTTGCCATTTTATTTATTATTTAAATAAAATTTTAAAAAATTCTTTCTTCATTCATAATGAGATGGGGCGCCAATGCTGGGGAAATAAATCGTCCGTTTTATGATGAGCGAGCACAGGTCCGAACCATTGTTTCGGGTAATAGATTTCGGCGCCTTCGCTCAGATAGGCCCCCCACCAACTAAAAGAGCTGTTGGCGATGATGTGGTGATAGCATTTGGACATGAGGATCATCTGGCGCCAATCTTCGGGACGATCCACAATCCCAGAGAGAAATCGGATTTCTGGAAAGACATCTCTCATGACCTTGATCTTCTCCAGGACATCCTTTTCATCTTCGGTCTCATAAAAAAATAGCACGGTCGAGATTCGTGATGATATTTTATGGAGCGCTTCGATATAGTATTGTAAGGGAAGGATGGGATGAGTATCCGTCATAGTCTTATAATCCCCTATTCGGAAATGCATGCTGACCGTGGCCTTAAAATTGACATGAATTATCCTCTCATTGTCCTGGAGCGTTTTGATGTTGAATTGCTCAAGGATGGATGAACGATAATTGTCAAAATACCGGTAACTCTGGAAATAGCCATGAAATTTCGCCTCTTCCCTTTCTTCATATTCATGATAATGAAAATGTCTTTCGTCCACGACCGGGAGCGAGGGTAGGTCCTTCACCACGAGATTTGACAGAGGCTTAAAAATGGTCTCCCAATAAAGAGTATGTTGATTCGATGGTCCCAATCCGGCCGGAAAGCATTTATGAGGCTTATTGTATTTCATGCAATAGGCAAGGAGAAAACATACCTGGAACAATTGATTCCCAAGGCCACCCGTTAATTCAATCGTAAACATTATTTATTTATTTGGATGTTTTAGATTTAGATGGTTTTTTAGAAATCTTGGTCTTGTTTGTCTTGGCGGTAGTCGTCTCGATATCTTTATATAATTGAGAATACAGATTCTTCTGAGAGACCGCGATGGGGATGTGAACAATGACGAGCAGCGCCAGGAAGGCATAGATGAGGTTGATTACAGTCTTTTTATTAGCTTCGGTGTAACCATCATCACCCGCAAGGAAAATGGCGGTCGCCAGTGGAATCAGGAGCACCACCAGCAGGAGCGATAGAGGGATGAGAATCAGGTTCACGACGGGCACAAGAAGTAGGAGGGAAAAGATGGGCAACACCAGGCACAAGAAAACAACATAAAAAAAGATGATAAAGATGGAGATCACCTTTAAGATCCCCTTGAGAGGACGATTATTCTGTAGAACAGGCTTCTCCTTGTAATAAAACCCCACCTCGGTGAGCGCCATGAGACAATAGATGACAAGGATAAGAACAATCACACCATGGACCGTCCACATTTTTTATTATTTAAACAAGGAAAAATTTTTGTAAAAAAATTTTGAAATTAATCAGTGGCGATTCAGAAATCCAAAGAGATTGAGAAGGTCATAATACAGTCGCAGCGCGCATAGCACGGGGTTGGTGGTCGTATTCTGTCCTCCTAGGATAATATTGGTATCATAAGCGATGTATATACTGAAAAGCACCACACCCACGATGGACAAAAGGCGATCGAATCGACTAAAGGAATACCCAAACAGAGCCATAAGAAATTGAGCCAGGACGCACAATAGGAGGGCACAGAGGACCAGGAAAAGATAGCGGCCCCATCCGGCCATCCAATTCCTTGGTAGGAGAATACCGTAGAGGCTCATCACCAAGAAAAGGACAAGCGTGGAGATCAGGGCATTCCTCACCCCATTCCTATATTTCTCCTGGACATAGAGGGGGGCGAGAAGAAGACCGTTCAGGATAGACAGCAGTGTAAAGAGCCAGAAGGAAGGCCAGAAACTCATGGAGGACCAGAGAATGATCAGGAGTAATCCGAGTTGCAGCAGGCCCAGACACAATAGCGACCACCCGCTGGTGAGGAGGAATCGTCGAGGAGGACGACCGACCATGATCACAGTGATCACGACAATGAAGATCTGGATCCACAAGACACCAAGGGTTTTCAAATATAATTCTTGGTGCGATACCATTTATCTTTTCTTTTTTTCTACAGAAAAAAGAAATATGAAGAATGTGTGGTTATTATGTATGATCCTAGTCTATATGATTCCGATTGGCATCGTGGCCTATCATTATAATCAACACGATAGCGTATCGTCTATTGTCTGCAGCGAGGAATTGCGAAGGATCATTCTGATCTCTATGATACTGATGGGAGTCTTTACATTGTTGTATGAAAGAGAACGAGGCGATTTGATTTCTGGGCTCCTGATTCTTTTGCTACTGATAAGTCTCTGGATCATGGTGTGCATCAAGGAGACATCTCGGTGGCATTACGTGTTTGCCCTCCTTGTTTTTATCTGCATCTTTGGGTTTATGGTGAGACATACCGATCGTGGATGGCTATGGATCTTCCCAATCCTACAAGGTGTTTTTTTTATATCCCTGCTTCTTCGCCTACGACGAAAGCAAAATATCTTCCTTGATGAGGTGGCGCTGATTGCGAATTTCGCCATCTTTTACCTGGTGGTGCATTTTAGGACTTGAGTAATTCCAGGAGCTTCTTGGTATCGTTTTGTATAAAGGCGGTCTGCAGGGCTTCCAGGTCTGCGTTTTGAAGGATGCGGCCATCGGTCCTCCGGCAATGCGTGGGATGAACCACACCAAGAAAGTAATTGCAATCTACACTGGGTGCAAAGACGGTATTGATGAATCCCGCGCAATTCATTGTTGCCGTCGCCTTGTTCTTGAAACAGAGCTCGGAATAGGTCTGATCCAAGGCGAGGATGGCGCTTCCATCAAGTGAATATTCAACCACTTGTTCCAGGGTGGTGGGTTCGGTCGGGAGTTTATAGAGAACGGATTTACCCTTGACACTCTTGATACCGAGATTGAATATAATCTGTTCCACCTTATTGAAAAAGACCTGCATACGGTCCATATGCTGCTTGGTCAGGAGACCAAAATCTACCACTTTGTAATCATAATAGGTCTGTTGGGGGGCAATCGTTTTTTTATGAAAGAGATTCAGAAGGAAATCAGGAGAATACAGGGCGCCACGTTCATACAGGTGTTTTTCATGCAAGATGCGTTCCAGGAAATGTTCTTGTTTTTTGGATGCATATTTGGTGAGAGAGCCAAGGTAGCCGTATCCGACAGAAAAGACTCGATTTTCAAAAAGGATGCTGACCATGGCGTGCTTGAGTCTCTTGGACGTGAGAATAAAATAGATGGGGATCTGTGAGACCGTGAGTGGAGGACTGCTCGCCGCCTTTTGCAGCCACGGATGAAAGACCACCTGGGGATTCGATTGGACAAGATTGTCTGGATTCGCACCTTCTTCTTTTTTGTTCAATGGGAATTCATTCTCGATATTATTAAAAAGGAATTCAGACAGGGCTTGTTTACGCGAGGGAGTAAAACGATCCGAGAGGTCTTCGGTAAAAAAGATGGGAAGATTTACCTTTTGGTCGCGCAAATAGGTCGTGGAATTCCGTGTAAAGATGTTTCGGAGAACGTGATCGGTAGTCAATGGATCGCGCAGATACCGGGGTAGAGGGAAAGAATATAATTTAAGGAGAGGTGGTGGTTTTCGAAACTGTTGTTCATAAAGAAGGTTCACATACAGATTGATGAGACGATTCATCTTCAGGTCCTTTTCCTTTTCGTCATAGAGTGTGTCCAAGACATGAAGTTCTTCTGGACCGATTGTCAGTGTGAATCTTGGGGATTCGTCACCAGAAAGAACGAGAGCTTCCTCAAAATCCTTGACTCGTTTCTGGAGCTCACGGTAGAGTTCTTTGAGCCGACGAAGGGAAGGTGTATCTTTTCCGTGAAAACGAGGTTTGGCGATCACGTCGGTCAGCATCTTGTTTTTGGCAGGTGTGAGGAGAGGCATGGCCATCATTTTGTTTCGTATCTCGTCCATTTTCTGAACCTCTTGTGTCATGGCCTTGATCGTCATCGCGGCCACCGTCCCCGGAGAGAGTGGAGAAGGAGAACGGACGCGGGTTTTTTTGGGGGACGGAAGAGAGGTCGGGAGTAAATCGGGAGAAGGTCCTCTTTTTTTCATTCTTCTTTATTCTTAAAAATATAATTATCATAATTTTTTCGTCCTCTTCAGAAGAAAGACAAGGAGAAGAAGGAGGAAGGAAACCACTAGGAGAATGAGGGACCATCGCCAGGAAGCCGTGGATGGAGTGGGAAGAACGGAATTCTGGAGAAAGGTGAGGCGGGCGGGAAGAGTCTTAGCGACCTGGAAGATATTGGGTTGAATGTCCACCCTGGTAATCATGAAATAGCCTGGGAATTCTTCTTGTTGGTGAAGTGAAGGAGGAAGGATTCCCATCGTAATGGTATCGGAAGAGGGTGCGGACGGGACCGGACCGAGGAAGGCCGCTTCATTATCCTTGGCGCGAATCTGAAAGGGGGTGGTGAAGGAGAGGATGGGAACATCGAGCGGCGAAGCGGGCTTGAAATCACGGGTGGTGGAGGAGAGGTGCATAAAGAAATCTCTGATCTCAGTATCGGTGATGAGTGAGGAAAATAATTGGAGTTTCCCATCGGATCCGATCGAGATAATTTGGGGTTGCGCAAAGACCTTGAGAACAAAATTGGAATCAATCTGGACATTGTTGGCCAGCTCATAGAATTGGGGATACTTGTCGATAAAGAGGACCCGCAGGGCCGTTCCCGAGGCATCTTTTTTCCATGAGAGGTCGCTCTGCATGTAATAGGTGGCACCGGTGCTATGGAGCACATACTGGAGAGAACAGATATCTTTTTCCATAAGGACGAAATTGTTTTCGCTCGTCAAGGGAGGATAGATCTTCGGATCATAAAAGACGGCCGTCTTTTCCCAGAGCGCGGCGCTGGGATCGTCCGAATGATCATAGATATTCAGAAGGATATTCATATTCTTTAAGAGCGCAGAATTCAGTGGGACACAATAGCTTGTCTCGCGTCGATTCGAGGGCTGGAGGAAATAACCACAGGAACAGAAAGGATCCTCGCGACATTGACGGACACATTCCGACATGGTCACGCCTCGCACACACTCGGAACCCACCGTATCACGACAACTGATCAGCGTTGCAAAGGGCTTGAGCATCTTATCCTCGAGAACTGTAAAATCGCTCATTTGTTACCTAGTAGTAAAAAATAAATTCACTTAAGCATGTAAAATTTTCAAGATAAAGAATGAGGATACATTCTCTAGTCCATCCAAAAGAAGAGCCGATGATAGCCCTTGCCAATGCCATCCTGCATTTATCGAAACAATCCTTCAAAGGAGACAGGGTGCTGGTGATGGGTTCTTTACCGGCGAATCGGAAAATCAAGATTTTGGATTTCCCGCTTTTTCAGAAAAGAATGCTGGAGGAGCATGGTGTGCACGTATATAGCAATATTAGAAACTTTCAAATCGAAAAGATGGTCTATGGTGGACGGGACATCACCGAGGTGGGTCTCAAGCAATTATTCCTCAAAGAGAAGCATGTGATCACCCGGGATGTTTTTCTGAATGGATCGACCAAGGGAGATCCTGTGCCGGGGATCATGAAGCATTTATTGGTGGTCCTCAAAAGCGGTGATGTCAAAATGCATTACGAGGGCAACGGCCATCTCTTTCGAGATCTTGTCCTCAAGGATCCAGAGGATGTGCTGACGCTGCGTTATGGCTGCCCGGATATTATTGTGGATGTGACCGAGTATCTTTTATCCAAGGCCAAGCCCGTCACACGATTCCATCTGCCCTCCAAATTAAATCTGAATTCATTGGATGGTGATCCGATGCCTGATACGGAAAAGGAATTGATCTTGGACTATGTGCTAGTGGATGAGAACGGGCGAGAGCATCGGCACCAAGAGATCTTACCGGAACATGATAGGGACGATCTCTATCTGGACCTGGATATAGACGGCTATTTCGAAACACATCCTTCCTCTGCGCCTCTTCTTGACCGGAAAGATCTTGAAAATATCGTCGCGACATTCCCCTTTCTTTCTTCACCATCACTACCGTCCTCATCATCGTCGGTTAGTGTGGTGCATGTCGTGCTGGAGGAAAAATTCGATCTCAGTGTGTATCAGAGATTGATCTTGACGCATGTTCCACGTCGCGACAGTATTCTGCTCGTAGGTGGTGACCACTCTGAACTTGCCTGGTTCATCAAAGAGTGCAATCGAGATGTTTTCTGCCTCTCCGAGGAGGCCGCGATGGTAGAAAAACTCGGTAATTCGGTATTTATCGGGAAGCAAGGATCTCCATGTAGCGATTTCTTGTCAACGCACATGGCCGCCAAGAAGGTCATATTTTTTAAGGGGGAAGAAATTTTCATACAATCGTAGACGAAATTGAATTTTTCATCGGATGATGTCCATCATCGGAAGCTTCAAGATTAATTACGAAAAATTACAAAAGATTTTCAGATCTAACATCATCGGGTTGTTGGATAAAAAAAATGACGACGATTGTCACGTGTCTTTATGACATCCGGGCACGAGAGCCATTGGAGGAAGGAGAAGACGTTAGGGATGTGATGGATTACCTAGAGTTGGGCAAGTCAATGATGAGCATCGATTTACCCATGATTTTTTACACTGACAGCGAAAAGATTGCGGAGGAGATTCAAAAGATACGATCTGAAATGGCGGATAAGACGAAGGTGGTGATGCTTCCCTTTGAACAAACGCTCTTTTACAAGGATCTGGATGCGATCAGAGAGGCAATGAAGACGCATTCCATCATGAACCTAAACAAGAAGAAGGACACACCGCTTTATATTATTCTGAATAACAACAAGTTTGATTTCCTGGAGCGCGCCATCGCGGACAATCCTTTTGAGACCGAGTTTTTTCTCTGGATGGATTGTGGCATCCAGCACTGCGCCAAGGCCTCACCAAAAGAATGGAGCGAGGTGGCGGAGACATGGCCCGATTTCATGGCTCGGTATCCGGACAAGATCCATCAATTGAGGATTCATACGGTCACGAAAGATCCGGCCACTCCCTGGCGAGAGTATTTTTCTGTGGTCTATCATCACGTGGCGGGAGGATGCTTTGGTGGTCGAGCGGAAAAGGTCCTCGAATATTCCAAGATCTTTCAAGAGATCTGGGACGAGGTGCTGCATAAGGAAGGGTGGTATCAATTGGATGAGGCCATCATGACCATCGCAACCGAGCGCTTCCCCGAGCGCTTCCGTTTCTGGTATGGAGATTACGACGGCCTGATTGTCAACTTCATCGAGACGAGGCGATCTCTTTCATTGGTCTTCCAGACCGCGCAGCGCCATCTGGATGCCCGACGCTACCAGGAGTCTGAAAAGGTCCTCCAATCGCTGGACAGTCTCATGCGCCAGGATCATCCCGAGTTCCTCCGCTATGTGCAGATGAGGATCTGCAATGACTTTTATCGATGGGAAGGTAGATATTCCGAGGCGCTGGCCGATATTCTCTTGCATAAAAACCGAAACATGAATAAGGGATGGATCGCGGGACAGATCAACAATCTTCGTCATTACCGGGGGGAAGATGCCGCTCGATTTCTCTTGGAATGGTCGATCCATAAAGCCAGCGTGGACACCATGACGCGTTGGCGTGAATTCCAGGCGAATCACAAGAATCTATTCTTGATTGCGATGGGCGCCGAGCCGATCGAGACCTCCGAGCGCTTTCCATGGGAGACGACTCGTTTTTCCTCGAAACAGATGCTGGCCGCCTTTCGAGACCAATTCAGGGATTTTCATGGCATCATTACTGTGCAGACGGAGAATGATGCGGATCGTATCTGCCGATTCTACGAACTCCTCGAGACACCGAAAGAACCCATCGCCTTTGTCCATGTCGCCGCACCGAACGAGGACTACACCGAACTCACGGATTTCCTGGACCGGAATTTCCCGGACCTCGATTA